CTGGATAGATTCTGAAGGGTCCCATGTACGGGTTATCTGCGCACGGTCCTCCTCACGGAATTTACCGAGACGAGTTGTACCATCCCAAATATCCAGAATCTCAATGGCTCTGGTAGGGACCGCATAGGCTGTTTGGTCTTCGACTAAGGTAATCGTGTCTTCTGTAAAATCCTGAAAGAAGCCGGTGCCCTCACAAAACTTATCTTGCCCTTCAGCCATATAGCTTCGGAGCAGCGTGTCTCCCCATGCGGCGTCGTAAGTTGTCTCTCGGAGAACGGTCTTTAGTTCTGTAAGGGCTTCGGCAACTGTCATTAGAAGTATTTCCCTCCCTTAACAAGCTGGTATGGGATTGGGGGGCTGTCGATCGCGGTGAGAATACCCGCGTGAGTCTCAGGGTCGTAGGTTTGCTCGAAGTCTGTCTTCACTGTAGACTGGAGCATATTAAGGATCGAGGGAGGCACAGAAACGTCAATTCCCCTCATCACTTTAAGCTCATGGCCAAAAGGTTTTCCATCTTTCTTCGTACCGGCCGCAGCCAGGAACTGAAAATTAGGGAGTCCTTTTACGCGCCCGACCCTGATAATAGGCCAGTTTGCACGGTCATCCTCAGGGTCAATGAACTTTTTGACCTTGGCCTTAACGACTTTCTTAGGGACTTCTTGAACCGTAACGTCAGCTGCATCCAACATTTCATCTAATCCAGATTCACTCATAATATTCCTCCGTCCTTGGGTTTATGCCTTAGTCATCCTAAAGGCAACTTCAAATTCTGACTCACTCCCAAACTCAACGTCCAATAGGGGGATTAACGCCTCTATCTTTTTGCCAAGATCAGAAGCATCTTTAGCAAATATTTCTTTTTCATTTCTTTCAAACCCACAACAAGTGGGTCCATCATCGTCTTTTTCTTTAGGCTTGAACGGTACGCGGAGTTCTATAATAAACCCATTCTCGATCTTGCCTACAGAAATCATATTATCTCGATACATGGTTCACTCCTAGAGAAAAAGCAGGGGTCCGGAGACCCCTTGGGGTTATGCTGCTTGGGTTACTGCGGTAAATACGCAGGAAGTGTTCGTCCCTTTGTTGCAGTTAAGGCCAGTTGTTCCTGTGGCCACATCAGTGTCAATGAAAAGGCAGCCTTTTGCGAAGCCAGTAGTGGCATCTGTTGGCACGGTTGTACCAGTTGCAAACAAGGCATCCCCGTTAGAATCAGACAACAGGGTAGTGACCCCTGAAACTGCCGTGGCGGCGAGGGCTACACCCTCAGAGGCTGTGATAGCATCTTCAAAGGTTACTGCTTCTTCAGCAGTAATACCGTCTCCGTAGCCTGCGAGCTTTTCTGTTTTGACCCTATGGGCGTAAAATTCGTGGTCTCTCATATTTTGCTCCAGTAGGTAAGGGGGAGTGTTAGCTCCCCCAGCCTGTTAGGGTTAAATCAACACCAGAGGCAGGACAGTAATGTCTGCAAAAGTGGCGGTGACGGCTGCGTCACTGAGGTCGTCAGTAGCAGGGACGAAAGTACCCGTCGCATCAGTTACCAGTTTAGCATAACCGACCGGGCAGTGAGTGGCCGGGATGGTCGGCAGATCGTTGGCCGTGGTGCCATTGAAGATCTTGCCAGTGCCCGCAGCGTTGTAGGCCAGCACGTAGTAGCGAGTCGAGCTGATCGGTTGGATAGTAACGTCCGTGAAGGCCACTTCTCCAGTTGTTACCTTGTAAGCCACGCCACCGACGCTGTACTCGACTGTACTGGCAATCTTGAGCTTCGTCGCATCAGCAGAGCCGATCGTGAGACCGCCTTTCGTTGCCGCCCGAGTACCAACCAGCACACGCATGGTAGCGCTCTGGATGTCCTCGAGAGAGGGGATACCGCCTTGTCTGTTATAAGTTTCTGCCATGATACTTCTCCTTTAACTGGTTATGGCCCCCCCTCGTTGTGGGGGGAGCCTTAGGGTCTAACTATCTGTAATTGCTACAGATCTGTAGCCGAGGCTTCGACTCTTACGAGCCACGCATTATTCAAAATAACGGCAGCCCAGTATGCTTTCCAGCCGACATGACCGCGCTGACCGAGAGGGTCAGAGTCACTGATCTGGCCGGGGTTGAACACGATCGGGGAGATCGCATGAGGACCCTTGAACGGTACGTTAGCAAAAGCGTTGGCGCCCAAGTACAGAACCGGGTAGACGTCAGCGCTGGTACCGGACGTGGAGACCATGGAACCTGCGGCACCACCAGCATCAGGGAACGATGCGAAGATGGTGCTCATGATGTAGCGAACGTCTGCGACCGAGCCAATCTCGCCGGAGTACATCTTATCGCCAGTACCGTAGTCAGCAGTGTCCTTGTAGCCGGGCAGACCTTCGACGATGTGGCGCATGTCGGGATGAACCAGACCAATGAACGCTGGGCGCACACTCTCGGTATTGAAAGCAGCGGTGCTGGACATTTTGCTAGAAATGCGTTTTGCCAACTGACGCTCGAGAGTACGAACGGCTTTACGCTGGATGCCAATAGTCAACGTGGTGTTGACATCAGTACGCGCAGACCCGTTTGCATAGATAACACTGGTACCGGCCTTAACAACACCGAAAGTCAGAGTCTCCATGGTCTCAGCAGCCTGGTCGCCCAGCATCTCGGAGTATTCCCGAAGAACCGGGTCAGAGGCAAAGTCAGCGATGTGGTCAGTGAGGGAAAGGAAGTCACCATACTGAGTCATGGTAACGTCGTAATCCGTGGTTGTAGGAGCACTGCCAGAAGGAGTGACGCCCTCAGTCAGAGCAGTCGTAGCGACGCCAAGCTTCTCGTACCGCTTAAACTTCTTGACTTTGGTTTCGCCTTTTTTGAGCGGCTTCATTTGCCCGAACTGTTGAATCACAATATTCGGATGTCCTCGCTCAAGCATGACTGCAGCAGCTACGCCCGCAGTACCGTCTGTGATGTCGCCATAATTTGCAGTTGCCATAATCTTTTCTCCTCTGGCTGGGGGTAAGTGTACTCCAGTTTATGCTACCTTACTGGACTCTAAGTTAAAGGCATCCTCGAATGTTGAAGGTGCCGTATCCGTTTTTGCGTCCTGACGGCCGCGAACTCCTTCTTGGGATCTAAGTTTCCGCTCGCGTTCTTCGTCAGCTTGTTTCTTGTCCTCCGCCGCTTTTGCCTCGGCCGCAGTATCCTCGGCTGATTTGCCGTCCTGCTCATTGAGACCTGTTGCGGCTTTGAAGGTGTCCATCAGTTCGATTGTCTCTGCCGGTGTGCCTTTATCGAGAACCGCGTTGTACCCGGCACGTAAGAAACTTGGTTGCTTTCCGACCCACGCTTCAACATCTGGCAGCAGGGTCATTGTGTCCGGATGCTTGTCAAAAACTTGACGCTCCCAAGAATCGGTAGCCACGGCGTTAACTGTTTGGATCGTCGGACCGAGTTGCTTGATCAGGTTGTCCTGGAACTCAGCCATCCGGATCTCGTTCTTAGCATCCATGATGCGCTGCTGGGTTGCCATGAGTTTTGCTACGTCAGGAAAGTCTTTTTTGACTTCGGCTTCCAGAGTTTGCTCATCTTCAGCGAGTGTCGCTCGCTTGGTGCGCTCATCGGCAACTTCTTTGGCCTCAGCGTCTTTCTTAACCTTAGCTTCGTCAGCAACCGCCTTATCCGCGACTCGCTTTTCCTCAACCTTGGCATCGGCAGCTTCTTTATCAGTAGCAGCCTTTTTTTCTGCCTCAAGTTCCTCAGGAGTCTTCTCGACAACCTTGGCTGCCTCCGCAGCTACTTTCTCAGCTTCGAGTTCTTCCGGAGTCTTGGTAGCTTCTTCAGCCACTTTCTTCTCGGCCTCAAGCTCCTCGGGAGTTTTCTCATCTTTTGAAAGATCAGTCAGGTCCGCACCTTCCTCCGACGCTTTCCCGAACATAAGTTCAAACTCACTGTCACTCACTTCATCTACAACTGGTTCTTTTTTCTCAGCAGAAGCTGCCATAATATATACCTCCTCGTTTTGTTCAGTGTAAATTAATTACTCACTCTGTGTCAAGTAATTACTCACTGATTATTTTTAGCTGCTCACGACACTCTTTCAAGCGCCCCCTGGTTTCCTCGCTCTCCTGCTTCTCAAGTTGATCCCGATACTTCTCGACCCGGACTAAGTTATACTCTTTAAGCGTGTCAAACGCAGTCGATCTGCGGTGCGCAACTGCCGCTGCATGTAGCTCATCAAGATTCGCCATCCTTCAGTGCCCCCTCTAACAAGAGTTTAAGGTTCTCCAGCCTTCCTTTTTCCTTCGAACCCTCAGCTTGTGCCAAACTATTCTCTGCCTGGGCCAAGAGGTTCTCAATGAGCGCCTCAGTTGTTTGCCCGGTAGCCTGGGCGTCTGCCTCTAACTTGCCAGCCTGCGCATTCTCTTTGTTAGTCTTGGCCCCTGTGAGGCCCGCTTCTGCTTGTTGCGCTGCCGCTTGGGCTTCCTTCATACTCTGGACGTTCTTCAAGGCTGTCTCTCGTGGGAGCAACCTGGTCTTAGGCAGGTCACGGGACTCGAACTTATCCTCCAGCAACCCGTAGGCATCAACCATCGCTTGTTCTTCAGGGGTAAACTGTGCGGTCATCTGGTCGAGGGCTGCGCCACGAACTTCTTTAGCAACCAGCGAAATGTTTCCTCGACCTCGTGCGCCGAAGTCACCCTTAATATCTTCTTTTGGGTTGAATTCCATGTTCCATTTCAGCATCGAAGTAATCACGCCGACCGTAAGTTTATCAAATGCCCGGACCCTATCTTTGGTGGTCATGTTGGCCCCACCGGTCATCGCGCTCATATTGCCCGAGGTGCGGAACGCTTCACCGAGCTGCCCAGGGTCTACGCCCTGAGTCCATGACGGGATGTTGCTCTCAATGTCGAGCTGCTTGCGCTGCATCTCCAGGATGCTTAAAAGCTCAGAAATGTGCGAGGGGATAAAGAGTGCGTTTACCGCACGAGCGGTGCCTGAGATGCCAGCGTGGTCGCTCTCAATCGTCATAAAGGCGTGGATCGATCCCACACTCTTGCGGCCACTCGGTAAGAGATCTTGGTTGACTTCGATGATCGGGCCAGCCACGGCTGCCATATTATCCATTAAGGCACGATTAGTGGCACAAATGCTCATCTGGGAGTCACGAACGTCTTCAGGCAGGCCAACACCGGTTAACCCTGAGTCTTCGTCCTCAGCAGGGATGTAGGCGTGGTACACGTCAGATACGCGAGACCCGAAGGACGCTTTCTCGGCCTTGATAACAATGTCGTCAATAATCCAGACATCGGCAAAGTGCATATCTGCAAGTTCACTCGGTTTTACTGAAACACCGGCCTCATCCAAATCATGTCCAGAAATAAAACCTAACCAGCGATACACCTCATAGCGACGGGAGTTACGATCCGTAAAGTTGGATTCGTCCGAGATGGTCTGGAGCTCAGACTCGTAAGTGCGGGCTGTATAGTTGCCAATACTGTTATCTTTAAGGTACTGCTTAATGATATCCGCCCGGAAGTCCGGACGGTCTGCGAACGCGGCAAAGTCGTTACGGTTGACAACCACACGCTCAAACCCACCTTCTTGGTCTTCCCAGACCCGCGCTGATAGATCAGGGTAGTAGTCCCAGCAACGCACGAACTCAGGGTAGGGGCGCCGTACCTTCTTCTCGACCGCCTGGTAGCGGCCGGTCGTTTCATCAATCTCGAACTCACGTTCTTTCAAGGTGCGTACTTGTGGGGACCGGACAATGCCAATACCATAGATCGTACCGGACCGGACCGCGCGTTTTAGCATCTGAGGATAATCAGTCAAGGGGTCTTCAAGCTGGTCAGCAATCTCTGCCTCCATGTCTTTTTTGCGCTCTTCTGCAAACGCCTTAACCGCCCGCTCGATCGACTCGCTCTGGATAGGCCCCGGCTCACGTTCTTCCTGCTGTGCGGCAACCTCCTCGGCTGTCTCAAGCTGATCAATGATTTTGTCCAAGTCCGTTTTTGCGATGGATGGTACAGGGCTGACGGACAACTCCCAGTTACGCTCGAGCGCGGGAAGCATCATCTCCATCATCTTTGCGACTTCGCTCTGCACTTTTACGCGGGTATCCCCAGGATAAGCTTGCGACCGGTCCTTTTTCATTTTCTCTTTAATCTTGGGGTCGTACTGGCGCATGTATTGCCGGAGGTTCTGCAACCACTGGGTCTCGATGTTGTCTCGGTCGCCTTCATACCGGACACGTTTGCCTTTAAGTTGCATGCCAAGTTTCTTCATCTGGTCAAATTTGATGTCCATTAGTACCCTGCCTCCTGTACGGGCTGGTAGCCCATTTGTCTACGTGGCCAAAACCCCATCGGGTCACGGTTCTGTCGTTTTAGAAAGTCAGCGGCGTTGTATTTGCCCCCGAGGATGTATAATGAGCTGTACTGTAATCCGTCAATAAGGTGGGAGTAAGTACCAGGCTCTCCGGTCTTCTGCGGGCGGTCAGCATACCCCCCTGTTGCACGAACTCTCTGGAACCGATACATACTCTGCAGCCCTCGAATTGTGCGCTTACAGGAAGGGTCTATCAGCATCATAGGTTCACCCATAGGGAATTGCACCAAAAGTTGCTCAAGGGCTTGGATACGCACATCAGGATTATTTGTATATGCGGTTTTGAATATGTTTCTGTCATCTTCGCAGAAGGCAGCCTTTAGCTCTTTCTGGGCACTGCTCTCGTCACCGTCTCCCCGCCTTACTGCCGCAACGTCTCCGTAAAAGATTAGAGCGTTATCTGGGAACTCGTTGCGCACCATAGGCCGCACATACTCTTGGATACAGCGCTTCATACCCATGTCAAACGCAGCAACCTCCCGCAGAACTCTTACCCTGCCGTCCACTAACTGACTAAAAGATAGCGCGGGGGAGAGCCCTGTATCATAACCTATAATGACTGGCAAAGAGGGGTGTATGTCAAGGGGGACTTTGCTTACATGCTTCTCTCGTTTGAACGAAGTGGCATACACAGGCTTCCCTGCTTGGCTTACTGCGTACTTACCGTGCACGTAGACCTCAACCCAAGCTGTTGGGTTGTTTTTCATAAGGTTCTGGTAATACCCTGGGCGTAGGTTCTCTACATTCTCAGCTTCCTCAGAAACTCCTGAGGGTTGCTTATAGACTTCACAGTCAATAATAGAACCTTGATCATTTTCTACCTGAGGCATGTGCTCCATCAGTTTGTGCCAGTCAGAGTCTTCCTCTGGTGGGTTGGTATCACACAAAAGTCCGGCCCAGAACCACAAGATCTCATTGCCCTCATGATCCTCATAAAACTTGGTAATCCCCTCAGGTTGGTTCTTATGCGCAGGATACCGACCAATACGTCCCTTTATATCTGAAAGAAGCGAAACTGGTATCTCGCGTCCTTCATTCGTCCAGGCTCCGGTTAGTTCTAGTGAGAGAACGCGCCCAATATCTCCAGGCCCGTCTAAAGGTAAAAAGAGGATTTTTGCGTCAACATCAGCAAATTTTAAATGGAACATAAACTTGGATTCATACCAAGTTCCGAAGTCGCCCATCCACTCCATCCAAGTTTCCAGTGTGGTGGTTCTCAACTCTTTCATGGTATTACGGATGATGGCCCACTTCGACCGTCGAATGCCATTGTCCCATGGGGGCATTTCTAAGCACCTACGCATGATCTCAATGCAGCATCCTGCGCTCTTCCCAGAGTTCCCAGTCACAAAAATAAATCCGTTATGGCGGGCAACAAAAAATCCTGTGGGTACAGTAAAGCAATACTTTCTACCGTCGTCCGTTGGGGTACGATCAATTACAACACTGTCTACCTGTAAGGTTGCTACTGCCTTTATTGAACCAGGTAGGGCTATATGAACTATGTATGTAGCATTCCAGTTTTCTTGGGGGTACTCCACTTTGCTGATTGAAGCCTTTCCCCCAATAGCATGCACAGCGTACTGCATAAAATCAGCGTCTATTTTATGAGCTGAGTAATATCGGGTGTCCTCGCCCTCAAACAGGCCATCCCAGTAAGACATTTCTTCCACGACTATTTGCAGTTGCCTTTTTGACAACCCCCACCAAGCCTCACCAGTATAGGTCTTACCTTTGTACTCAGATACAAAATCAAAGGAAACCTCAGTGGGACGCGAAGGGTAGCAGCGCTCTTTGAAGGGGATTCCATTCGCGTCGAGCAGCATCCTTATTCTGGCTTTCTTCCTATCCTTCCGAACACCGAAAGTGGTTTTTACCCCAACTGGCGCATGGTGCGCATCAGCGTTTATTGCTACGGCCAACCGCAACATATTATCTGTTATGTCTCTATCCGCATGTGGAGGAGTAAAATTAATAGGCAATATATGTTTGGAAGGTTTCTCTGCGAGGCGACTTGCTGGCTTAACTTTGAAAGCCCCTGACCAATCATAAACGGGTACACGATGCTCGTCGCTAAGTCTCATAGATAGACTGGAGTTTCTGAACCAGATTAGCTCCTCACAAGGTTCGTCTATAAAGGCTAAAGGCTCCACAAATTCCATTTTACCATTCTCATGCCACTGCCCCACCAAGTCCCCGTGGTCAAACTGGTCGATACGCTTCCATCCGGCAGGAGTAAGAAACTCAGTGTCTGCAGAAACACAGCCGACCGGCCCCGCCATGACTTTATGGAACGCATCGGACCGCATAAACTTAGACACGGTTGGAGGTGCAGTATAATTTAGATCGAGTGAACTCATCCATTACCCTCTCAATATCAGTTGTGCCTCTGCTTCCCTGCGAAGAACCAAGCCTTTTAAGATTCTTCCTCCGCCCCGGTTCCATCTTCGGATCTCGGTCGCGGCTCTTTCCCAGTCTTCGATGTCAATTCGCTTGCGTAAAGTGCTTGCTCTATATCGGGGCACACCGAGATTGTACGCGAAATCGGTCAGCGCCGCAAGTATGTTAGCATTTCCAATCACTTTTGGAGAAACTCTTAATATACCAACCATGTAAATATTGCCCAGCATCTCTCTCAAAAGTTCCTCAGCGACGATCTCTTCTACCGGCGGGTCTTCAAGTGTAACCTTGGTACCGTCAAAATAGTAAGTTGCCCCGTAGCCGATTGTCGGGACTCCCGCAGGACATAAATAAGGCTTGGCCCGGAAACCTTCAAAGCGTTTACATAATTCAACTGATATTTCGAGAGCATCGTAGATCATGCGGCTGATGTCCTGTGGCGGTCCCACACTCTCCCAACAAACCAAAATGTTAGGATCATGCTCAGAAGAGCCATATCCTCAGCCCCCCAGGCCGTTATAATGACCCCTTTCCACTCCGCACCATAGTCGATAGCCCTCACCATGGTTGCTATCTTCATAAGAGAGTACAGGCCGACGAACCAGTAGGTGACGAGGGGGCGCACCAACGCGGAAATTGCAGCTACAAACTTACCGGCTTTCCTGGCAGTCTGCCCCTGCTCTTTTACAGCCACGCTCATTGCATCGAGTTCAGCGACTGTCATGTTGGCCTCAACCTGCTTCATGTGGATCTCACCATTGATCTTGGCGAACTCCATCTCTGCCCCGAGCATTTTAAATTCGTGTAGACGCTCATTCTTCCGGTCAAAGACGTTGATTACTTCTGGGGCAATACGAAACACGCCACCTAACAATGAACCTATTAAACCTTCAAGTACCATTTTATGGTCCTCCTACTATCTTCTGTTTAATCCCGAGCGCCGCCGCGCCTACGAGAAAAATCACGATTGTGACAATGGCTGCAGTCGCCCCTTTAGAGGCTAGTCTCCTCATCTCCTCTGAGAATCTTAAAGACTCTTGAAACGCTTTAACCTCTCTGGGCTGGTCAACATCAACCCCCAAAATAAGGAACACTTTTTTAACAGCCAAATCAGCAGACTTATCGGCTAACCTGCACCCTTCCTCTGTTGAGATATCGCATGTTGACATTCTTCGGTTTCTCTCTAATTCATTCACAGGTTAACTCCTTTCGGGTCCAGGAAGGTGCGCCCAACTCTCTCCATCTGCCCCCCTTAATATTCACTCCACGTCAGATCGCTAGGGTCAAAGTTAGGGTCGTTGTTTCCATCAAGTCCGGTTAGCCCCAACACTGCGATATGATCCTGCGCGCTCTCTGTTCGGGCGCTTAGGATTACCGCTATTACGTTCGGGGTAGCAATACCGCCGTTAATTTGTAACAGGGCCTGTGCTCGTGTAGCGGCCTCCATGTCTACACCGGGCGCGTGGTTAGGGGCTTGTAGTGGCTGGCCTGCAAGCTGTGCAAACACGGGCTTGGCGACTGTTGATGCTACTGCGTATAGGTTGCCTTCAGCGTCTTGGTAGTTTGCTGCGCCGAATGTCTGATCGTCTGCGCTGGACTCACCCAACGCTAACGCTAGTTGATTTGCGTCCGCAATATGGGTGACAGGTGAAGCAATGGTTGCTCGTTGTTTATATTCTGTGGTCATTTTAATAGCCTCCCTGAACCGTGACTGTCCAACCGCGTGACCGTAGCGTATCAATTGCCGGTTGCCCTGTAGCTACAGAGGGGGCCGAGCCTCCTGATTGATCAAATGCTCCTGCTGCGATTCCGGAGGTTACGAGAGAGACTAGGATGCCGTCAATGCTGGTTTGGTTTAGTGCTGTGCCAATGAATGCGTTCTCAAAATTACCACCCTTAATGTTGTCAAAAGCGTTTGCAGGGAAGTTGGTCAGTGATGTGCAGTTCTGCCACGCGCCATAAAAAATAGTCCCGATGGATGTATCGATTAATGGGAAGTTGGTCAGTGATGAGCAGCTATACCACGCGTAAGAAAAACTAGTCCCGCTGGATGTATCGATTAATGGGAAGCTTGTTAGTGATGAGCAGTTATACCATGCGGCAGAAAAATTAGTCCCGTTGGATGTATCAATTAACGGGAAGCTGGTTAGTGATGAGCAGTTAGCCCACGCGTAATAAAAATTAGTCCCGCTGGATGTATCAATTAACGGGAAGCTGGTTAGTGATGAGCAGTTATACCATGCGAAATCAAAATTAGTCCCGCTGGATGTATCTATTAATGGGAAGTTGGTCAGTGATGAGCAGCTATACCACGCGCCATAAAAAATAGTCCCGATGGATGTATCGATTAATGGGAAGTTGGTCAGTGATGAGCAGCTATACCACACGGCAGAAAAATTAGTCCCGTTGGATGTATCAATTAACGGGAAGCTGGTTAGTGATGAGCAGTTAGCCCACGCGTAATAAAAATTAGTCCCGCTGGATGTATCAATTAACGGGAAGCTGGTTAGTGATGAGCAGTTATACCATGCGAAATCAAAATTAGTCCCGCTGGATGTATCTATTAATGGGAACTCAGTAATCTCAAAATGTTCCCTCCAAAAGTTATCAAAATTACTAACCGCACCATAGCTTGCAGTAGCCCCATTACCAACAAAGTAAGCTTCAGCGCCCGCTTTCTCTCCTGCACTCAAAGCCCCGTCGCGGAACACTGCCCCGACAATAGCGGCGCCGGGGAAGTACTGCCCGCCGAGCTTATAAGCCCCTGCCGGAATACTCACGCCATAACTTGCCGTGCCTTGATCGGTAGCAAGTACCATCGTACCAATCCAGCCGCCTACGGGAACTGTGATAACAAGCGCGTCATCGACTTTATCCAGCAACAACCTGGCAGGAGTTATCTTATACTGAGGTCGTGCAGCACTGACAGACTGAACTGCATCTACCGCGTTGCCTGATTTGTCTACTGCCAACCCGACAGGGTCGCCATCAGCCGTAACGGGCATTGTGCCTGCCACGTCTTGAAACAGCGTAGAGAGGTCGCCAGGGGAATAATACGCGCCTTGCTCGCTGTTTGCAAATAGTTGAGCAATGGGTTGAGCAATGGTGAAGGCTATGCCGCCGTACACAGGGCGGATAACGCTCCGGATAATGTCACGGATGCACGGTCTTATAAATGGGTCTTGGCGGAAGCTCATAGCGCCCCCTTATTGTGTGATCAGGCAGATAACAGTGTCAGTGCCATAATCACCCGTTTTGATGCCCACACGGTAAGCCTCACGGCCCTCATGCCCACCCTCAATGACCTTATCCACAAAGCCATTAACCGAGTCGCCGACGACGTACTGCTTGACATCGCGCCAGGTGGCTGTGCCCGCAGTCGGGTTTGCATCGTAGGAGCGCTGGACTGTTACCGTCGAGTCCACGAGACCACTGATCGAGAGGTTAAGCAACCCCCCCATGTTATCCATCGGGTGGATGTGGTCGGTGAAGAGGTTCTCGGCTTCGATTGTTTTCGTTGCTTCTTTGTTTGCTCTGGCCATCGGTTTTTCTCCTTTTTATCCTGTTTAACCGCCAAATAAACGCCCCTGCGCTTTGATCTTAAAATCAGTAAGAGCAGACAAGGCGTCTTGAGACAGCACCTCTATATAGTCTCTGGAGGAGCTGGAGGTATGATAGTGCCATCTGCGTATCCTTGTTTAAAAGTTTATATTGACTTGGATCGCTGTCCCTGTGCTCGCGTCGTCCTTCTTATCCCTCGGCTCGAGGTTGCCCCACTTAACGAGCTGTTTAATCCCAGCAAGGCGGGTGCTGGCTGCCACTTCCACGTTATTGACAATAGTGTCCAGGGTCTCTAAGTGGACCTCGGCCTGCGTCCGGGCTTTTCTCTGGAACGTCTGGCCATTATCAGACAGCTCCTTCATCATAGCGGCAACTTCACGCCGGAAGGTCGGCACTTCTAAAAACCGGTCGTACTGTTCCTGGCCCATATCATTTCTTGCTAAGATGTCTTCCAATGGGTCGATGCGCAGTGCGAGCTCAATAATGAGCTGAGGGGGCCATGGGTTGATGGGGTTATGCTCCTGATCGAGGACCTGGGGGATGTTGGGGAGGTACTTGCCTGGTATGAAGTCGTCATACTCAGAAAATTGAGGCATGGAGGGGCCAGGGCGGGAGGCACCGACCACGGAATCTGTTTGCATAGAAACAGCCCCCCCTACCCCGAACTCTGCGTTTATGTCTGATAAGTTAATTTCCATAGAGGGAGGGTAACACAGAGTTT